CGGTCAACGCCCCGGACCTATTCGGCGGGGAGTCCCGCGAGGGCGGCGTATCCGGCACTGTGGACATCGACATGGGCGGGCCGCTCCAAGGGCGCAATGCCTACCTGCAGGGCCGGCTGGGGGCGGACATTCCGGCTTACCGCGGGGTACTCGGGGCGGTCCTCAATCAGGTCTACGTAGGCTTGAACCCGTACCTGAAGCGGTGGGCCTTCTGGGCGAGCCGTATCCATGTGCGCCAGGATGGTATCGCCCAGTGGTATGATACCAAGGCCGAGATCAATGGGGACATGAATCCGGCTCATATCCTTCGGGAGTGCCTGACAGACCCGGACTGGGGCATGGGCTACCCCGAAGCAGACATTGATGATGCCTCCTTCACCGCAGCGGCGGACCAGATGTTCACCGAGGGGATGGGCATGTCCCTGCTTTGGGACCGCTCCGTCACCCTCGAGGAGTTTATCCAGGTCGTCCTCAAGCATATCGATGGGTCCATCTACGTGGACCGGTCCACCGGCAAGTTCGTCTTGAAGCTAGCCCGAGGGGGCTATGACATCAACAGCCTGCTGGTCCTTGACGAGAGCTCGGTGGACCGTATTACCGACTTCAAGCGCAACACCATCGGGGAGCTGGTCAATTCGGTGACGGTGGTCTATTGGGACGCTAGCACAGGCAAGAACGGTTCTGTCACCGTTCAGGACATTGCCCTCGCCGCCCAGCAGCAGGCTACCATCGGGACGACCAAGCAGTTCCCGGGATTCACCAATGGGACCATCGCAACGCAGGTGGCGGCCCGCTCCCTGAAGGCCCTGTCGGTCCCATTGGCCAGCGGAACCATCTATGCGAATCGGAAGGCTGCCTCCCTCAATGTTGGGGACGTGTTTGTCCTGACCTGGCCGCGCTACGGCATCTCTCAACTCGTGATGCGGGTTGCCAACGTGGAGATGGGGGCGCTTGGAAGCAACGTCGTCAAGATCCAAGCGGTGGAGGATGTCTTCGCCCTGTCCAGCGCGATCTACGCCCCGCCCCCTCCGAGCGGCTGGAGTGACCCGAACACCCCGCCAGCCCCCTGCCCTTATCACTGTGTCATTGAGGCCCCCTTCTGGGAGCTGGTCCAGCGGATGGGGGAGACGGACGCCCGGGCTCTCCCGGCGACCGCGGGCTTCGTGGTGGCCACAGGGGTCCGCCCGTCCAGCGACGCTAGCAACGCGAAGCTCTACACTGACGTCACCGGCGTCTGGGAGGAGGCGGGCACCGTGGACTTCTGCCCGACAGCAATCCTGACTGCTGCGGTGTCCTCCAACACCACCACCTTCCCGATCGGGACCGGGGTGGACCTGGATGTGGTCCAGGTGGGGACCTATGCCCTGATCGACAGCGAGCTGGTGCGCATTGATGCCGTGTCAGACACCTCCCTGACGGTGGGGCGCGGGGTCCTGGATACGGTCGCCAAACCCCACGCTGTCGGGGCGCGCCTATTCTTCGCCGATGCCTTCTTCGAGTCAGACGCCGTTGAATATGCCACCGGGGAGAACGCTGACATCCGGCTACTGCCATCCACCGGGCTGGGCACCTTGGCCTTGGCCTCAGCCCCGACCCAATCGGTCAGCATGGTGGCCCGTCAGTACAAGCCCTACCCTCCCGGGCAGCTCAGGATCAACAGCCAAGCCTATCCGGACGCTGTGCGGGGGGACCAGAACATCACGGTCGGCTGGACCCACCGGGATCGCCTGCAGCAGACCGCCACCCTCGTGGACGAGACGGCAGGGAGCATTGGCCCCGAGGCCGGGACCACCTACACCTGTCGCCTGCTGACGGCTGGTGGTTCGGTGCTGGTGACCCACTCCGGGCTGACCGGGACAGGGGACACCTTCACGCTGGCGGAGATGGGGGCGAACTACGGGCGGCTGCGCATCCAGCTGTGGTCAGTCAGGGACGGCGTGCAGAGCCTGCAGATGCATGATTGGGAATTTACTCGTTCCGGCTATGGTGCCGGGTATGGCTACGCTTACGGAGGTGTGTGATGCCTGCTTCAACTGAACCGCGCTCGGGTCTTAGCTTCGGCTGGAACCTCGGGGAGAATAACTGGAACACCGGCATGGATGCCAACCTGCTGTCCATCGGCCGGTTTGCCTACCACCTGTCGGTCAAGGACCGGAACCTGGCCACCCCTCCGGGGAGCCCGGCAGCCGGGGACACCTACATCGTGGCTGCTGCCCCGACGGGGGCTTGGGCTGGGCAAGCCGGCAAGGTCGCTGTCTGGTCTGGTACCGCATGGGTCTTCGGCACCCCGCGCGTCGGCTGGGTGGCCTACATCGAAGACGAGGAGGTGCTGTCCGCCTACAAGGCGGCGGGCTGGTCAGTCGGGGTCGCGATCTAGATCCGAACCCATCCCGAAGGCGATGCACTTACCGAGTAGCATCGCCGACGGGATCGAAACCAGCAGGTACAGCAGGATACCCAAGAGCCACGCATTCATCCTTGTACACCTCGTCGTAGTCGGGCCAGGCGCCCTCTGCCACCATCTTACAATAGTGATTTTGGTGGAGCACGGCGTCCTCGAAGTCCATGTTCCCGACCATGCCCATAGCGAGCAGGATCAGGACGAGGTACCAGAAGGTCGGGCGGCGCAGTAGGTCTTTGATCAGGTCCATGGTGTTACTCCTTGTTGAACATGATTAGAGTATAGCCGCCCGATTACTCCTTGGCAACCGTTTTGTTTAGTCCTTGATAGCCTCAACGTGACCCCAGTCTGGCCCGATGTCCCCGTCCGCCCGGACCGGGATGCGGAGGGGGAGGGCCGTCTCCATGATGTGCTTCATTTCCCGGAAGGCCTCATCCTTGCCGCCCGGATCACTGAAGTCCAGCTCGTCGTGGACGGTCAGGCGTGGGATACCGGTCTCGTCGAAGACCCCATCGCGGTAGCACTTGAGCATGGCGACCTTCATCAGATCCGCCGCGGAGCCCTGCAGGCGACGGTTCAGGGCCTTGTGGGTGTAGGCCCGGCGGATGGCCCCGTACCGGAGAATAGCCTGCTCGTAGGGTAGGGCAATGGTGTCCTCGCCCCACTTGGACGGCTCCCACAAGTCGAAGCGGCTACGGCGCCCGAGGATTGTGGTTATAATCCCCGACTGCTGAGCCTCCTCCGCGCAGGCGTCCATGGTGGCCTTTGCAAACGGGACACCCTTGTGGTAGGCCGCGAACAGCGCCTTGCCTTCGGCTTTGGTCAGCCCGAGGTCTCCGGCCAGCTTATCCACCCCCATGCCGTAGATCAGGCCGAAGTTGATGTTCTTGATCGGCCGGCGCCAATGCTTCCGGAGCTCCTTAGTGGAGATGTCCCAGCCGGCCTGCGGGGCCACTAGGTCAAGGGCCATCTCGTGGTAGTCGGTGTCCGGATGAGCGTTGAAGTGAGCCCGCACGTCGTCACTACCTGGCCCGCAAGCAAAGTGGATCAGGAAGCGGTATTCGATCTGGCTGTAGTCGTACTTCCGCCAAGCGGCATGGCCTTCGTCCGGAATGAAGAGCCCCCGGATCAAAGGGGCCAGCTCGTCGTCCCGGCTCGGGATGTTCTGCAGGTTGGGGGTGCTGGAGCTAAAGCGCCCAGACCGGGTGCCGGTGCTATCCCCGCGAAGCGGGTGGAACTGCCCGTAGACCATCCCGTTGATGTGGGAGTTCAGGATGTAGGACTCGATGAAGGTCCCCCGCAGCTTGTCACACTTCCGGATCTCTCGGATGCAGTCCGCCAGCGGGTGCTTGAGCCCCTCGAGGAACCCCTTCGTGAAGCTCGGCTTACCCTTGGCCGTCCGGCCGTACCCGAGGCCGATGGTATCGAATGCCCGGGCTAGGCTGTCAGCGGAGTTGATGTCGACATCGAAGCCGGCCATGTGCCGGAGCTTCTTGTGCTCCTCCTTCGCCCGCTCAGCCAGGACCTCCCGGAGCTCCTCCGCTCGGGCCACGTTGACGCGGACCCCCGCGAAGCGCATATCGATCAGCATCGGGATGAGAGCACACTCCATCTGGAACAGGTGGAAGAGCCCCTCCCGGACCAGGAGCGGGTATATAACGCTGGCCACACGCAGCGGCAGGTCGGCGTCGCTCTCCGCGTAGGGGCCAACTAGCCGGGGCGGGGAGCGATAGATGTTCGCGCGCTGCGTCCCGTTCGCCTTGCCCCCGTAGTACTTGGCGCACCAGTCGTAGAGGATGTTTGACTCCTTGCCTTCCCCGAGGTACTTCTGACCAAGGGTCTCCAGGTTCACGTCGGCCCTCTCGTCCAGCAGGGCCTCGGCGAATTGCACGTCAACCAGCTCGCCACGGACGGTAACCCCCTCGTGGCGGAGCCAGCCAATGTCATATAGGAGGTTGGCCCCGACCTTGGGCTGGCGGGGGTTACCGAGGGTGTGGCGGAGCCATTGGAGGACCACCTCGGGGTCCCAGTTGTCCTGCGGTTCCACCTCGTGGCGGATGGGGAAGTACCACCGGCCCCCTCCATCGGCCCCGATAGAGACCCCGACGATATGGCCCTTGCCACGAGCCCAGCCGGGGCCGTGGGTCAGGAGGTCCGGGTCGTAGGTTTCGCAGTCAATCGAGATACAGGCCGCCCGGGAGAGGTCTGGCAGGTAGGTCGGTGGGCGCCAGCCAGTATCCGGGATGGGTGGCATGATGCGAACGGTCTCCCGCTTGCCTGACTTGACCGGGACATCCTCCCAGAACATACCGATGGCATCAAACCTCATCCCCGCATCCCCACGATCGCGCCGCGGACCCGGTCCCCGTAGAACAGGCAAGGGGCCGGGTACTGGCTCAGGTCGATGGTCTCCGCTATGCCCTCGAGGAGCTGGAGCTGCTTGATATGGTAGATGCCCTGCTCGGGAAGGCCCGCCAGATCCACCGAGGCGCCAAGCCCATCGGCGGGAGTTGTGGCCATACGGGTGTTGAGGAAGAAGGCCCGCTCCAGGTCATCCGCGAAGGGGAGTAGGTCCGCCAGCGCCTCGAAGAAACCCTCCGGGAATGGCTGCTGGGTGGAGTCCCGGTTCAGGACCTTGGCCATGTCCGGCCACTGGGTCGAATAGGTCTGGGTGCGAAGCCAGCGCCCCGAGGCGTAGTGGAAGGTCACGCTGTTCTCACAGACCTGGACCTTGGTGGGCTCTTCTCCAATTCGGATGAGCTCCTGCACCGCTGGCTTCGGGATGTTGACCTCGACCGGGAAGTTGTAGCCGAGCCAGTACTCCACCAGCGTCACGTTGTTTGTTGCGAAGGCCGAAGGGCCGCGAAACATGATACCCCGCGCCCACTGGCGGGAGGCGTCGTCTGCGATGAAGGGGTTGAGCTTCTTTAGGGCCTTGAGCAAGGTCCCATCCAGCTCCAGGACCTCCCCCTCCGGCTGGACATCGGGGTAGGCCTCGTCGATGCAGTCCACAAAGGCCCTGAAGGAACCGCTCTTGATGGACAGGCGCCCAGCCGGGGTCATGTTGAGCTGGACCGTATCCTTGCAGGTGGCGATGGCTTTGATGAACGGGGCCGCCTTCGGGGTGACCTCGAGGTCCAAGTCAATCGGGCTGCATAGGGCAAGGCTACCGTTGTAGCCCTTGATGAAGCCGCCCGAGATATGGAAGTGGGTCAGCGCCTGGACGAAGTCCTTCTTGGCGACTGCCCCTTGAACGAATTTAAGGGCATCAAGCATTAAAACAACTCCATCTGCTCGTTCTGGAAGGTGCCGGGCATGGTATTGAGCAGATTCTCGTTGATGTAGGTGAAGGCCCAGCAGTTGTAGGCCCACCTGCTGACATACTCCACCTGGAGGCGCTCAATATCAAACCCCTGCTCCGTGATTCGTTTGACCAGCACCTCCCGCTGGAGGTCTGGGATCGTATTCAGGTGCCGGTTGTGCTGCTTGGCCGACGGGCTGTTCGGAGACACCGGCATGGCCCCCAAACCTGGAACTAGTATATTCCCGTTCATCGCGGTCTGCACCCACGTAGAGGAGTCAACGGAGAACCAAGGGTATCGCTCCATCAGGGACTGGGTCGTGAGACCGAAGCCGTGGACCTTGAGACGTGGGCGGCCGGACCCATCGGTCAGGTACTTGCCCCAGATGCGGTCCAGCCAGTGGAACAGCTGCGGGGTGGAGATGGGCACCATACCCCCCAGCGTGATGTAGTCGTAGTTCTCAATATACCACTCCAGGTACCGCTCGTCCTCCCCGTAGTGGAAGCAGGGGAGGGGGCGGACCCCCATCTGCTCCATGGCCATCTGATTCTGCCAGGTCTTGAGGGGGTCGCCGATACCGTCGAGGACCGAGGCGCACAGCGCCCCGTCCACGTTTTCGATGATGTCCAGGTTGCGCTTGATGTAATCGCAGTACCCGCGGATATCCACATCGACGCCCTTGGTGAAGGCCGAGAACGCCCCGGAGTCCAGAAACACCTTGACCCCATCGGCCCGGATCTTGTCGACGTAGGCCTGCTTGTGGATATAGTGGTAGGACTCCAGGTAGTACCGGACTCCATCCCGGGCGGCCTTCTCACGCTCCGTCAAACGGGCGTAGAGCTGGCTCTCCTTGTGGAAGTTCGAGGTGTAGATACCCGCGAGATACAGCTTCATTACTTGGCCAGCTCCATGAACTCGGCGCGGGCCTCCGGCTTGTCCTTCAGGACGCCGCGGAGCGCGCTGGTGATGGTGTGGTGCCCCTGCTGGCAGATGCCACGGGATTCCATGCAAAGGTGGCGGGCGCGGACAATCACCCCGACCCCCTTCGGCTGCAGGTGCTCCTCCAGCGCGTCGGCGATCTGGTTGGTGAGCCGCTCCTGGACCTGGAGGCGACGGGCGAACATGTCCGCCAAGCGAGAGAGCTTGGACAGCCCGACGATCTTGCCGTTCGGGATGTAGGCGATGGTCACCGTCCCGAAGATGTCAGCCAGGTGGTGCTCACACTTGGAGTAGATGGGGATGTCCTTGACGATTACCATCTCGTCGCACTTCTCGGCCCCGTCCTCGAACACCTTGAGGATGTCCGCGGCGTTCTTGCCGTACCCACTGCACCAGTGGCCCCATGCTTTGGCCACACGGCGAGGGGTCTCCAGCAGGCCGCCGCGCTCCGGGTCCTCTCCGACGAACTGGAGCAGGCGCTTGATGTTGTCCTCGATACCACCCTCGGCGGTCTCCTCCCACGGGAAGACCACCCAGCGCGGGAAGACCACCCAGCGGTCGCTGAACTCCAGCCTTCCCGGGTCTTGTCGATCAGGGAGAAGAACGGCTTGCCCGGATACTTGTCGCACCAGCGCTGCATGGTGTCCCCGGAATCGATGATGTCATCGATGAACAGGTCGGCTTCCGCGGGGTCGTCCACCAGCTGCAAGTTGCCGTGGTGGGCGATCACTGCAAGGGCCGCCGGAACCCCACCGCGGGGGATGGCGTAGGCCTTGGTGGCCTCCGGCAGCAGGGAGGCGATACTGTTGGAGGTGGCGAGGGCCAGGAGGGAGACCATCTTGTTGGTCAGGGTGTGCTTCGACATGCGTTCAGGCTCCATAAGAGGCGAAGCACTTCATGGTCTCCTCGACCATGACTTCGCTGAGTTTGATTCCGGTGCCGGCCAGCTGGGCCGGGCCGACGACTTCCACGAGGTGCTGAGCGATGTTCTCAGCCGTCGGGTTGAAGGGGACGACCACCACGGTCGGGTCCAGCTCCAGGAGGTAGGACTTCATCGGGTCTTCTTCCCAGATGAGGAAGTGGTGGTCCCAATGCTCCTCGATCCACATGCAGAGCTTGGCCTTGACCTGGCTGAAGTCAATGACCCGGCCGACCCCGTCCAGCGCCCCGTCCTCGGCGACGCAGGTGAAGTGGACGCGGTAGTTGTGGCCATGCAGGTGGCGGCACTTGCCCTCGTGTCCGTGGACGCGGTGCCCGCAGGAGATGTCATGGTAACGGTGAACCTTGTAGCCAGCCATGATTATACCTCCAGCCAGTTGTCGAGGGCCAGCAGCTCGAGGTACTTCTCGACCACCTCCGGCGCATAGTTCGGGGAGTCCGGCAGGTCCATGAGGCCCTCGGTGAAGGCGCGCAGCACCAGCGGGTCCGGCACATTGGCCTCTTCGAAGCCCTTGGCCCGGAGCAGGGTGGCGTGGTCGTGGCCCACGGGCGGGTAAGCCCCGTCGTAGCTGGTGTGGGTCCAGGCCAGCGCGGCGTAGCAACCCGGCAGGGTCAGGGCCAGGTCCACGGTGGCCTTCTTGGTCAGGCGCATCAGCGGGGTCAGGATGGCCAGCGAGGCGGGGGCGCCGTCTTCACCGGTAAAGGTCCCGAGGTTGCAGGCGTGGGCCAGCGCATGGATGAAGGCCGATCGGCAATCCGGGTAGCCGCCGTAGTCTTCCTCGCAGACCCCGGTCACCAGCGCCTCGGCGTTGTGGATGTAGGCCCGGTTCGCCGCGATGGTCAGGAACATCTGGTTGCGCATCGGGACGAAGGTCTTCTCGAGCCCGCCCGGCAGCGACTTGTGGTCAGCGTACTGCTCCAGCGCGTTGTCCGAGACCAGCGGGGAGGTCCCCTTGAGCACCGGCCCCATCGTGATGATCTCGTGGGACAGGACGCCAGCCAGCTTGGCCACCTTGGCCGCCGCCTCGATCTCGCGCGCATGGCGCTGGTTGTAGTCAAAGGTCACCGCATGCACTTCGAAGCCCAAGTGACGAGCCCAGAAGAGGCAAGTGGTCGAATCCTGGCCGCCGGACAGGACAACGATGGCGACAGGCACTTCGGAACGGGTGCGCTTGCGCTCCCCTTCGAACAGTTCCAACTGTTGCTCACTCATGATGATTTTACTCCAGGTTGATGATTTTGTGCGTTTGCAGGCACAGGGTATAACCGAACTTCAAGCAGCTGCGGATGGCGGCGTCCAGATGGCGGTTATTCTCGATCGGGTCGTTCACGTCGATGGGCTGCACGTAAACGGTCCCTTTGAACCCGACGGGGGGTCTGGCCACACGTGGGGCCGCTGGGTGCGCCAGCGCCTTGCGGGGCAGGCCGTCTTCGGGGTCAATGCTGTTGGCGTGGAGCACGTACTTCAACGCCGTGATGTGGGGAGCCAGCTCGGCGTTGATCTTGCCGGCCTTCGGGCTGCAGACGACCGTGATCTGGTCGTAGGGGAGGTCTGGGACGAACAAGGTCCCGTTGGTCTCGATCTGGACTCGGTAGCCGTGCTCCAGTAGGAGACGGACGGCCGGGGCGATGTTCTGGCGCATGGGCTCACCGCCGCTGAACACCACCAGCTTGGACGGGCTGGACATCTCCTTGACGGCGTCCAGGATGAAGTGCGGCATGACCTGCGAGCGGTTGCTGGTGTAATCCGTATCGCACATCGGGCACTGCAGGTTGCAGCCGAACAGCCGGACGAAGACGGCGGGGACCCCGGCGAACGGGCCTTCGCCCTGAATCGTCGCGAACATGTGATGGAGTTCCAGGAGCCCGCGCTCATGCAGACTCTGCTTGGCTATGGGCTGCTGGTTCAGCGGTTGGTTCATGTGTGTACTCCTCGTGGTTGGTCACCCCATTATAGGCCTGAACAGGCGTGTACACAACGGGATTTTAGAGCAAAAGAAAGGGCAGGATGAACCTGCCCTTCTTTACCAACCAGCCGAGGTTACTCGGCGTCGGCTTCGGTGCTCACGTCTTCATCCTTCCTTACGCAACGCCGGGACAGTATCCTTATCCGCTCGCCGGAGCCTTCACCGCCCTCGGCGGCCGGGGCGGCTTCCTTCGGCTCGGCGCCGAGGCCGTGGTACTTGCGCCAGCGGCCGTACTGGGTCGCAGCGGTGGCGGCGTTGATGTCCTCGGCCATGGCGGCCTCGAGGACCTTCTTGCGGGCGACCGGAGCGCCTTCCTGTGCCGACAGGCTGTCCGCGATCTCCCAGATGCGGCCGGTCTTGGTGCCCGCCTTCGGACGGGTGACGCCGTTCTGGGTGTCCTTGGTGGCCGCAGCGGCCGGGGTCTGGTTCTCGCTCATTGCATTTCTCCTGGATGAGAGGGTGGGCTGTGCCCGGTTAAGGGGCCGTTGCGACGTGCACCAGCCCATGACGTGAATCTTAGCCTACACCGGTGCCGAGGTCAAGCCCCCGCCACCTGGTTTTTAGATCCCTTCCATTTGCCGTACTGGACCTGGACGGTCGCCGGGTTGATCCCCTCGGCCACGGCGCGGCGGACGATCTCCGCGCGCTGGGCCTTGTGGTCATCGTCTGGCATCGCGGCAGCAACCTCGTCCGCGATATCCCAGACACGCCCGGTAGCCGTCCCGGGCTTGGGCCGGGCACTTGGGGTAGGGGTGGCCCCTTCCGCCCTCGCCACGGGGGCTTTACGGGGCGTGGGGGCCGGGGTTTCCGGGGTGGGCCGGTTGGGTAGCCGGACCAGCCCCGGAGGGGTGGGGAGGGGCTCCAGCTTGAGGCCTAGGACCTTGCAGGACTGGAGCAGAGCGTTGTAGTCAAAGCCCTCGTGCTGGAACCCCGTGGTGTTCCGGTACAGGAGCTTGAGCTCCATGTCCGTGAACTTGCTATACGTCCGGCTGGACGCAGCTTCCCCGATTACGATGGCTTCGGGCGCAACCTCGTCGAGAGCTTTGGCCCACACCACCCGATACTCGCCAAGCCCGATGAAGGTCATGGTTTCCCGGTTGATTGCAATGTTCATGGTGGGTTCCCTGTCATAGTAGTTCGGTAGGGGCCAATGGGTGTCGCCATACACCTCCCCGGTAGGGTCGGCAGGATGGCGACCCCGGGTTACGAGGTCGCGCATGTTGGCCTCCTGTTACTTGGCGGTGCCGTTCTTCGTGGCCAGCCACTGCTGGTACTGGGTACGGGCGGTGTAGAAGGCGATGCCACGGCGCACGCACTCGGCGATCACATCCTTGCGGCGGACCTGCGGGTTGGCGGCGGACATCTCGTCAGCGATGTGCCAGACGGTCTTCGTCGGGCGCTCGATGTCGGACTTGTGCTTGACCTCCGGCTTGGCCTTGCCCTTGGCCGGGGCCTCGATGGCCTGAGCGGCTTCTTCGTTCAGCTGCTCGGCCAACTGCTCATCCGCCTGCTTTTCCATGGCGGCGATGTCCGCCTCGGTGGCTTCCACTTCGGCCGGGGCTTCCTGGACCGGCTCTTCGGCCACTTCGATCGGCTGGAAGCCGAACTGGCCGTCGACCTCGACGATCTCGTACTGATCCTTGGTCAGGCCAGCCTGCTTGGCGGCGCGGTGGGCGGAGGATTTAACGGTGTAGAGTTTCATGATGTTGCTCCTGTCCTGGTTAATGATCCGAGGGACCCATTCCCCCTGACCATGATTGAATTATAGGGGACCCCGGATTGGCAGGCAACAGGTTAAGCGCCTTGGATCGATTGAATGTTCGAATCGAAAAGCGCCTTTTTAGAGGCAAACGGGATCAGAAGGGGATCTCCCCTAACCACTCGGGGCACCCCACCACCACTACGGTGAGCGGGGGCCGGGCGGCGAAGGTGGTGCACTGCTCCTCCTTTTTGTCCCAGTATTCGCAGTTGAGGCAGGTGGTCCAGTTCTGGGAGCGGATGATCTGCTCCTGGAACTCAATCCGCTGGGCTTGGTGCTGTTGTGGCTTCATATTCATAGCTGTTCTCCAGGTAGTCCGGCGGGACTGTCATCTTCGGCATATTGATAACTCATTATTTCAGGGTGCTTCTTGTTGATCCAGACCCGGATGTGGGTCGGGGTGCGGAGTTCGCCAAGGCGCTGGAAGGCGTCAGCGATGGTCTCGGGCGGTTGAGGATCAGTGGCCCGGTTACGCCACCAGTCCCGGGCCTTCTTGCGGGCGAAGCCCTCATGCTCAAGGCAGACCCATTCATCGAACATCCGCAGCCCGCAGTAGTAGCTGGCCCGGATGCTGGGCGGGCGCCCCTCCTTGCGGTGTTCGTTATAGACCACACGGTCCACCCGGAACAGCTCTACCTGCGGGAACTCCTGGCCGTCCCGGATCAGCGCCTCGGTCCCGGCGTGGAAGCCGAACTTGATGGACCGCGGGAACTCGAAGCCGCACTCCGGACAATGGGTCAGGCTGGCATGGCAATAGATGCCGCAGTTCTCGCAGATGCGGACCGGGGCCTGGCCCCCGCCCTTGCCCTTGCGCTTCGGAATGACCGGGTCGTTGATCGGGCCGAGGCGACGGGTATTGCCAGCGAAGTCCAGCACAAGGCAGTTGCGCTTCGGGCTGTTGATGATGGCGGCCAGCCGGCCCTCGGTGGTCTCCAGGTCAAAGCCGGGGGCGTAGAGTGGACGGGTGCCCCGCCCGAGCATCTGGACCCACAGCCCCGGCGACTGGGTCGGGCGAAGCATGACGATCAGGTCGATGGCTGGGAAGTCGAAGCCTGTGGTCAGAATGCCGTTGTTGACCATGGCCCGGTACTTGCCAGCCTTGTAGTCCGCCAGCCGTTGGTCCCGCTCCCCGTCACTCATCTTGGAATGGACGCAGGTGGCGGAGACCCCGAGGCTCTCCAGCATAGCGGCAACGTGGATGGCATGCTCCACCCCGGAGGCGAAGACCAGCCAGTGCTGACGGTCATGCCCCATCTCGAGGGCTTCCAGCAGGGCGGCATGGGTCACCTCGTCCCGGTCCACCGCCTCCTGCAGCTGCTTGAGGTTGTACTCACCCTGCTGGATCTTGACCCCCTCCACGTCCAGCTCCGTGCGGGTGGGCCGCGGAACCAGCGGGCAGAGGTAGCCTTCGGCCAGGAACCAATTGAAGGCCTCGAGGGTCGTCATGTCGACGCAGACGTCGGTAAAGAGCCCGCCCTCCTCGATCAGAAGGCCTTGCCCCATCCGGTAGTGTGTAGCGGTAAACCCGATCACCTTGAGGTAGGGGTTGACCTTCTTGAGGCCGTTGATGAATGCCTGATACATGGTATCCGCCTTCGGCGAAACCAGATGGCACTCGTCAATCAGCAAGAGGTCAACATGACCGAAGGTCTCCACCGCCTTGATAGCGGTGGCGATCCCGGCGTAGGTAATCGGGCAGTAGGCGTCCCGGCGCCCAAGCCCCGCGGAGAAGATGCCGGCGGGGGCGGTCGGCCAGATGGCCAGGAGCTTCTCGAAGTTCTGCTCGATTAGCTCCTTGACGTGGGTCAGCTTCATGACCCGCTGGCCGGGGTAGCGCTGGAAGGCCCGCTGAAGGAAACCGCCAATGACCACAGACTTACCGGTGCCGGTAGGCATAGCGACGACCGGGTTGCCTTCCCCGCCTTCTTCGAAGTAGCGGAAGATGGACTCGATCGCGTAGTCTTGGTAGTCGCGGAATTGCATTCTATTGCTTCGCCTTGATCAGAGGGTGGAGTTCGTAGTCGTCGCAGCCGCGGAGCTGGGCCTCCTTGGTCAGCTCCCACTGGTCATCGTGGTACCCCTGTTCTTTGAGAACCTCGATTACCTTCGGATTTTCACACACCCACTTCCCTCCATCAACAGGAGTAGACCAGCGGCAGGTCCGGCAGTTTTTCTCAGGCATGGCGGCTCCGTGGCAGACCGGGGAGAAGTCGCAGAACTTGCACTTGTACCAGCCCGGGCTGTTGTTGATCCGGGGCGGTGGTTCGACGGCGTCAATCACCATGGCGGAGCGGTCCAGGAACCGGTCATAGGTCACTTGGTCGAAGGCAACCAGCTCGGCGTAGAGCTCGTCATCATTCTTATTGACCGCCATGTAGAGCGCCCAGCGGAACCCGTTCTTGCCCATGTACATCTGCATCTGGACGTAGTGCTCGAACTTGGCCTCGCGGACGCCGTCCCCCTTCAGCTTCTGGAAGGACTTGTCGTTGTGGGTCTTGAACTCCCCGAGCACCGGCTCGTCCGGGATCTCCGGGATACCGAGGATGACACCGTCCATCCCGCCACCGAAGTGGCCCTTGTGACCCTTGATCCGGAACTGGTTGCCTTCCTCGTCAAATTGCCAGACGGTGCAGCCGATCATCAGGAGGAGGGCCACCATCCGGGGCTCCTCGAGGTGCCCGCGGTTGAAGAGCCGGATCATCCGGCCTTCGAAGCTGGGCTTGGTGGTCCAGCGGAAGGAGTACCATAGCTCCCGCGCACACTCGCGCCCGATCAGGGAGGCCCCGAGGTGCGAACGAAAGGCGTCCTCCTCGTCGCGGTAGGCGTCCTCAGCCTGTGGCATGAGGTGGCGAAGGTGCCGACGGAAGGCCGCGCCTTGGTCCCGCTCCAGGTGGGCGGCGATGGTGGCGAGGGTCTGGGTCGCGATACGAGGGGTATAGCTCATCAGTGTGCCGCCTCCAGGTGGGCCAGCGTCGTATCCGAAAGCTGGGCAAAGGTCAACAGGAATAGCTTGTAGGCGTCCTTCGGCGGCAGAGGGGCCTCGGGCTGGAGTCGCTGGAGCCCCTTAAACTCCATCGGCAGCGGGTGCCGCATGAGCTCCTCCCACTCCGTCCGCAGGGCGCGGTTGTCCATCTCCTTGATCAGTGGATGCTCGAAGCGGGCAACACCGAACCGGAAGGAGATGGCCTCCCAGACCCTAGCCTCCAGCTTCTTATAGTCTGGGAGGAGGGTCTTGATCGGGCGGGGGAGGTCCACCACATAGGCCTCCGTCGCGTCATGGAGGAGCCCGGCCAAGCGGAGCTCCGGAGGGAGCGCCATGGCGACCCGAACGCTGTGCTGGGCCACCGAATAGAACTCGCGCGTGTGGCCAGCAAACCGGCACAGGTTGCTCAGGCTATGGGCGATGTCCAGGATGCTGACGTCGTCCGAGGTTATCCGCTGGATGTCAATGGCGCGGCCGCTGGCGGTTGTTAAGTACATTGTTCTTTCTCCTTGCCTTCCGGCAGATTCTGATTACCAGCTCGCAGGTCGCCGCGTCGAACCAAGATATATGGCAAGCCCCCACTTCGATCCCAAGCTGTTCGGCCAACCACTGGTATGCCTGGCCCCGATTGATTTTACCGCGTTTCCAGATAGGGTCAAACTCCTCGTGCGCCTTTTTGCGCATCTGTCTCGTTGCTCGATCCGCCATCTTACCGAGTGGGATATCCGTCCCGGGATGGCAACCAACTGATGCCCCGCAATGGCCACAGAACCAGATCAGAGGCCAGTTGCCGATAGCCGCCCCGTACAGGACGGAGTTCTCCTCGAGGCTGACGGAGCGACTACGGCAGCTGTCACATGATAGAGGTCTGGGCAAGGGGTCCTTGATCCTATGCCTCACTCTGAGCCCCTCAGACCATGAAAAGGAACCCGCCGTGAGGCGGGTTCCAAAGTCGCCTGTTACTGGCGAGCCTGTGCCCAAGGCGGGGTCGGACCCGCAGCCGGGGCAGCCTGAGGGGCTTGCTGAGGGGCCGGCTGGGTAGCCTGCGCCGGGGCCTGCTGGCCCTGCATCCACGGGGGAGTCTGGGCACCGCCCTGCACCGGGGCCTGCTGGGGAGCGGGCTGCTGGAACTGGGGCTGCTGGGCCGGCTGCTGGAACTGCTGCGGAGCCGGGGCCTGCTGTGCCGGGGGCTGCTGCCACTGCTGTTGCGGCGCCTGCTGGGGCTGCTGGAAACCCTGCTGCGCCGGGGCCGCCGTGGTACCGGTCTCCTCGTTGATGTGCTTGACCGCCTTGATCTCGTTCGACGGGTCGTACTGGCCGGTCGAGTCGGTGCGGACGGAGACCCGGGCCTTCAGCGGGATACCGTGCAGCTGCTGGGAGTCCTGGACCTGGATGACCCCGGTGGCGTGGCAGTAGGCCGACAGGCGCTTGTAGGCGATCTCGGCGGCGACCGGGTTCTGGTTCTGGAGGTTGAGGCGGTCGAAGACCTGACGGCCGGCGTACTGGCCGTCCACCACCTTCAGCGACAGCTGGAGGTAGGCGCCCTGCCCGTTGCTGGTCGGCTTCATCTCCGACTCGACGATCATCATGTTGTACCAGCCGGCCGGGATGGGTTCGAAGAACTGTTGCGGGTCCACCTGGCGGGCGTCGAAGTTCAGTTGTGCCATGTTACATTGCTCCTAGGATTTTCGTGATCACGTGGTTGAGGTCCGGCGGTTCGATGGCATCCAAGGCGCCGGAACGATCCTTGGCATCGTACTGCAGGTCGGGCTGGGTCTGGAGGAACCGGTACTGCTCGCCCTGCGGTGTCTTGTTGATCCCCAGCCGGAAGACCTCGTCAAAGAGGTACGGGAGCTGGGGGCCGAGCTTGGAGCCGGGCATGCTGGCCATGTAGCGCACGATGCCGGTCATCTCGTCCTTGACGGGTTCCATCTTGGCCGCCATGTAGACGTGCTTGCCCTGCAAGTCGCGGAAGGCCTTGATTGTGGTCATCATCTTCTCGATGAGCTCCCCGTAGGCCTGCCGTGGGTCCTTGACCTGGCGCTTGGCGTTGGCCAGCACCACCTCACCGATCTCCGAGATGGAGTCGATACAGACGGTGGCGAACTGCTTGGCCTCGGCCGACTGGCTGCACCAGCGGTGGGCCTCGGTCAGGTCCTCCACCGTTTTGATCTCGATGACCGGGATCTGGAACTTGCGGAGGGACAGGAGACCCGCCTCGGCTGAGATAATGATGGGGGCCGGGGCGGTCGCGCAGAGGGTGGTCTTGCCGGCGCCGGATGGACCATACACCAGCGCCTTGACCCCGTGGAGCTGGGCGGCTTGGTTGGTCGTGGTGAACTTGAGAGCCATTCAGTGTTTCTCCTGGAACTCGGACTCGGCCATGGCCAGTTCTTTGGCCATCTCCTCCTCCGACAGAACCCGTAGTATAACCACTTTCTTGTCCCCATCCACCTCGAGGGCGAGGCCACCGGTGACGGCGTCCATGTCCCCGAACGGGATCTCGATACGACCGCCCTGCTTGAGCACAGTGGCCCCGACCGCCCGCATGATGGTCTCCTGCTCGTTCTGCCGCTGCATGGCGGCTTCGAGGATTTCGCGCTGCATGATTTACTCCTTTGCCTTCGGGGCCACCAGCTCAATGGTGGGGGAGCCCGGCTTGACGGTGAGGGCTTGGTCGAACACTGCCCGCTGCTCGGCGGTCAGCTCCTTGTACGTGGCGGTCTTGAGATCCGGCGACCACTTGACGAGGGTGTCGGCATTGACCCCCATCTCCCGCAGCTGCTCGGTAACCGCCGGCAGGGCCGCTTCGTCGATCTTGCGGTCCAGCTTGTAGACGCCCTTCAGCTTCCAGCCCTCGGCCAGGTCCAGAGTGTTGGTCCCTTCTTTGGGGGCCGGGTAGAAGGCGGCGAAGACCTGCTTGCGCAGCTCCTGCTCCTTGGCGACGATGGGCTTCACGGAATCGGCCTCCGCCTTGGCCAGCCGCCATTCCTCCAGCAATTTCATCTGTTCTTCGGTCATGCCTGTACTCCTTTCGGTGGTGGGTGTATGCCCATTATACAGCGGTGGCCCTGCCAAGCAACCCGTATTTTGAACCTACAATACGGGGTTGAAAATCCTATCCCCTATCCCCCATAATGGCAGGGTCGTATAAACCACCCATGGAGCATCATTGAAAATGGCAGCTACTCCTGTCAAGGGGTCTCTGCACAGCAGGACCTTGGACCTGTTGAAGCAGAGCGGGGTACCCCTCCCCGAGATATATAAGGAGACCCATCTCCCCTACTACTGGCTGAAGAAGTTCAGCAGTGGTGAGATCCGCGATCCCTCCGTTAACCGTGTGCAGCGCCTGTACGAGTTCCTGGCTGGCCGAAAGCTGGAGGTCTGAGGATGCGGAACAACATTCCAATGGAGCTGCGGGCTCTGCCGCAGTGGGTGGTGGCCTCGGCGGACAAGGTGCCCTTGAGCCCTCGCACTGGCCAACCGGCGTCGGTCACCGACCCGAATACGTGGGCCACCTTCGAAGAGGCGGTCCGGACAGGGATGAAGCACGTCGGCTTCGTGCTGGCGGAGTGGGACCCCTACACCATCATCGATCTGGATAACAAGCCGTCCAAGCCCTGCACCCCGGAGCAGTGGGCCAGGCACCAGAAGATCCTGGAGGCCTTTGACAGCTACACCGAACGCTCAGCGTCTGGCACCGGCTACCATATCATCGTCAAGGGGCGCATCCCAGCCGGGGTCCACCGTGACAACGTGGAGGTCTATAGCACTGCCCGCTATATGATCTGCACCGGCGACGTGGTCCGCAATACCCCGATCGCTGACTACCAGCAACTGCTGGACGTGCTCTACGGGGAGATGAAGCCCGCCGATGTGGTGGAGCTGGACGACGTGGAAGGCATCATGTCGGACGAGGAGGTGGTGGAGATGGCCATGCGGGCCGCCAACGCCGACAAGTTCAACGAGCTGTGCCGGGGCGACTGGCAAGCGATGGGCTACGCGAGCCAAAGCGAGGCCGACTTCGCCCTGCTGTCGATCCTCGCCTACTACACCCGTGACAACGAGCAGGTGCGCCGGCTGTTCCGGATGTCCCAGCTGGGTAAACGCGAGAAGGCCCAGAAGAACGACAAGTACCTGAACTTCGCCCTCAGTAAGATTCGCGCCCAGCAGCCGCCCCTTGTGGACTTCGAGGAGCTCAAGGCCAACATGGCCCCCGCCACTCCCATCCCGGAGGCCCCTACCCCAGCCCCGGCCCCTTATATAAAGGACACCGCGCCGGTTGTCCCCGGTGTCAGCCTGCCGCCCGGGCTGGTGGGAGAGGTGGCCCAGTATATCTACCAGACGGCCATCCGTCCGGTACCTGAGATCGCCCTCGGCGCAGCCATCGCCATCACGGCCGGGGTGTGCGGGCGCAGCTACAACATCTCGGGTTCGGGACTCAACCAGTATCTGATCCTGCTGGCCAAGACGGGCGCGGGCAAGGAGGGCGCGGTCACCGGTATTGACAACCTGATCGCAGCTATCCGCCCACAGGTGCCAATGGTGGACCAGTTCATTGGCCCGAGCGCCTTCGCGTCCGGTCAGGCCTTGATCAAGGTCCTGGACGAACGGCCCTGCTTTGTCAGCGTCCTCGGGGAGTTCGGCCTCACCCTGCAGCAGCTGTGCGACCCGCGTGCCAGCAGCCCTCAGATCATGTTGAAGAAGGTGCTCCTTGACCTCTACAGCAAGAGCGGCTGGAACAAGGTGCTCCGGTCCAGCGTGTACAGCGACACGGACAAGAACACCAAGATCGTGCAGGCCCCGAATGTGACCATCCTCGGCGAGTCCACCCCGGAGAGCTTCTTCGAAGGGCTGGACAGCATCCATATCGCCGAAGGCCTCATCCCACGCTTCTCCGTCATCGAATACACCGGCCCCCGGCCTCCGCGGAACCGGAACGCCAACCAGCCCCCGAGCCAGCAACTGGTGGCCAGGTTCTCCGAGCTGGTCGCGGTGAGCCTGACAACGGCGACCAATGGCACCTGCGCTAACGTGCAGATGGAGAGTCCAGCCATCCAGCTCCTGGACGAGTTCGACGCCAAGGCCGACGGAATGATCAACGCGGCTGGCTCAGACGTGGACATGCAGTTGTGGAACCGCGCCCATCTCAAGGCCCTCAAGCTGGCGGCGGTCATCGCAGTGGGTTGCAATCCTCACGCCCCGGTGGTGACCCCGGACATCGCTCGCTGGTCCATCGACTTCGTGGAGCGGGACGTGGCCGTGATGACCACAAGGTTCCAGCGTGGGGAGGTCGGGGTCGGTGACCATCGGCACGAGGTGGACATCCGCAAGGCCGTGGAGAACTACCTGGCCATGTCCGAGTCCCAGCGCCTGCAATACAAGACCCCGAAGTCCCTGCTCAACCAGCCGGTGGTGCCCTTCCACTACTTGCGCCGCAAGCTCCGTCTCCTGTCCGCCTTCAAGAACGACCGCCGAGGCGTGGCCCGAGCTTTGGAGGACTCCCTCAAGGATATGGTCAAGGCTGAGATACTCCGGCTGGTGCCGCCACAACAAGCCTTGGAGAAGTTCGGGGTCACGTCCGAACTCTATGTCAAGGGGCCGATGTGGTGACGGGGGATAGGGTGATTACCCGAGGGAAGGCCCCCCCTATCCGTGGGGTACCGCCTTGGTGGCTAAGGCTTACCGCCCGCTGGGGGATAGGGGGATGGGGGGATAGGGACAAAAATATAAACAAGAGGAGTAGATATATACGCGATTCTTAATCATTAAAGGGTTAAGGGTATATATCCCCCCTATCCCCTATCCCCTTACTATATATACTTCCTTGGTGGCTAAGGCTTGTGGAGGGGATAGGAAGGGGGAAATGATTAGGAGTTAGGGGATAAACTACCCGAAACCAGGTTGATATCATTGTTTTCTAGAAGGAGAATGCAAGTGGCAGGCTTGATGAGTCGAAATAAAGGAAAAAGAGGGGAACGAGAAGTCGTGAAGTTGTTGCAGCCCGTGGTCAACGAGGTCTACCAGTCGCTGGGGCTGGAGCCGCCCGCCCTCGAGCGCAACCTCATGCAGTCCCATAAGGGCGGCTGCGACCTGGCCGGTCTTGATTGGTTGGCCCTCGAGGTCAAGTACCAGGAGCAAGAGCAGATGACTAGCTGGTGGGACCAGTGCAAGCGACAGGCCAAGCCCGATCGCGAACCGGTCCTGTTCTACCGGAAGAACAACGCGAAGTGGAAGGTCCGCATGTTCGGGTGCTTGGTCGCCGGGGGCCAGCGTGTCCGATGCCCTGTGGACATCAGCCCCGAGGCGTTCTTGGCCTACCTGCGATTGCGGCTTCTAAAGGAGTTGTCTCCTCTCGGGGGCTGATCTATAATCTAGTCATGGGTTGGGGGATTGGCCCCCAACGAACCGGAGAAGAAACCATGAAGACTTGGATCATCCAAAATGCAAAGACTGGCGAAGAACTTGCTCGTGTTGAGCGCTTCTACAAGAACACCGGCACGCTGGCAAAGCCAAGCTGGCGCGTATGGTTTCAGCTGGTCGGTAACCCGGCCATCAACGCCGACACCCGCTCCGTCATTGCGGCTTACATCTCTGGCTGTGTAGGCGTCAAGACGAAGATGGTCGAAGTCAAATAAGAAGACGACCACAAGGGGAAGCGGGGGACCGACCCTCGAGGTCCATCTGATCAAGTAGGCCACTTTCACCGTGGTCGCTTGATCTAAATAGAGCTAGCCCGGGTGGCCAGCCCGGGTTATAATCTAGTCAATGCAACGGAGGTCATGATGAAGCGCGAACAATTCGAAGCAGTGCTGGTCGCAGACGGCTGGGAGAAGGATCGATTCGGTCACTACCAGAAGATCGAGCGCAAGACCATCCCGCACGTCGACCACCCCGAGGGGATCATCCGCGAGCGCAAGTACCGGGTCAAGATGCAGGACCTGAGCTGCCGTATCGAGGTCCAGGTTCGCCATGAGGCGTCCGAGTACAGCCCCGCTAAGAATGAGTGGGTGCGCTGGGGCGGCGACTACTACAGCAAGATTGTCCAGCTGGATGATGGCCGCATCCGCGTGGGCTCCCACTTCTTCGGCCGGAGGAAACAAGCATGAGCAACGACATCTACCGGGCGAACGGGTACAACGACCGGGAGGACTACCTCTCCTGCCTCGCCGAGGACTACGGGGTCGACCTGGACACCGTGAAGGCGCTGGCCGACCTGCTCGGACCGTATGAGGACTTCGACGGCCT